GGGGATGGATTGTTGTTGATAAATCCTCCGGGGAAATTAAGTTTGTGCAAGCGCCGACAGATCAAGCAGAAGATCGTGCGGAATGTTTGAGTAAGGCTCACGATGTAGTGGAAGCTCTCACGTCAAACTTCAAACACAAGAAACCGCCGATGAAGCCCGAAGATGAGTATTACACGGTAAAGGGCGAAAAGATTTATACAGGAAACAAGTTACTTAATAAAAACTGTACCTTTTGTGGTTATCGTAAGCACTGCTGGCCTAAAGCCACACAACATGAAAAGGTGACATCAAAGGCCCGGACAAAACCGAAAGCTTGGTATCATACGTTAAAGGTAAAAGAACTATGAATCAGAAAGAACTAAAAAAAATTGTGGAACTACAGGGACGAATTGTAAAACTACGTAGCGATATTATGAAGAGTGTCGAAAAGCATAACGACATGGTTGTAGACCAACTTCGCCCTTTAATGGAAGACGTACTACACAGTACGGTATATCAACATGAAAGAACATTGTATAAACGGGGCCGTGTGTTTGCACAGCTTGATTGCCAAGATCACGGCACAGGAATTAAGGCTGAAGGATTGGCAACATTACGTACAGTGGAGGTTACAGATGCCAATATTGATGACAAAAAAAGTAGATCGACAAGCTCTGTATCTTAATGAGAGTGCGTATGCTGTTTACATTGAAGCTCACGACAAGTCTGGCGGTGATCCGTGGACTCGGTGGGCTAGAAACTTTGAGAGATGTCTGCCTATAACAATGTGGCAACACTTTGGTCAGCCGTTGTCTCACGAGACATGGGAAAGAGACGGAAAAGTTAACACTGATGAAGTTCTCGCAATCGCGCATATTATTAAAGCCGGACGTGTTGTTCTGTTTCCGGGGGATGAGTACACGCTTGCTCTTGAAAAGCTTGAGGCAACTTCGCCCAAGCTATACCACAGATTAACTAACTCTTTAAAATCATTGGTAAACTTATGAGTAAACCGCAACGGCATAAGTTTCGTTCTGACTATGAGTTACAAGTTGCAAAGTTCTTGGCTGAAAGAAGGGTAAAGTTTGATTACGAGAAGATAAAGATTACGTATCAGCCTAAGCCAAAGACTTACGTACCCGATTTTTACCTCCCGGCACAGGATATTTATGTTGAAGCAAAAGGGTTCTTCTCGCCATCAGACAGGCAAAAGATGCTCTTAGTGACAAATCAAAACCCAGAGCTTGACATTCGTATGCTTTTCTTGAGAGCATCAAACAAGCTTAACCGGTCTAGTAAGACGACGTATGGCTCATGGTGTGACCGGCACGGCATCTTATGGGCAGACAATATGATCCCATTAGAATGGTTGGAGAAAACCGTATGACAGATTTAATACTAGATGAGGAGAAGATCGCCGCTCTTGAAATGGCGGGTTGTCTTAAAAATCGATACTACATAGTGCTGGAGCCGCTACAAGATGAAGCTGGAGACGAGGATGGCTTTGCTATCCGTGCATATGCAACTCATCCTACTCACAACGAAGTTGAAGGTGAAAAGGTGGTTAACCCGACGTACGTTGTCCTTCAAGGCTTACTTGGGGCGGTTCACGAAGACTTCGAGAATCTCTACGACATGGGATTGGAAAGGGTTACGCTGGAAACGCTCAGTGAAATTGTCCCGGAAGAAGACTTAAAGCCCGAGCATAAAGAGCGCATTAAAGGTATGGAAGGTAACGTTATTCAGGCAGATTTTGGTAATATACTGCAATGAGTGACCCGATAAACCCTGAGCATTACAAAGCAGATACGCTCGAAGCTATCGAAGTTATGCGTGCATTTTGTTCTGACGAAGAATTTACTGGACATTTACGTTGCACTGCAATAAAATATTTATTGCGGTTGCACAAAAAAGACACCCCCCGTATCAATGCTGAAAAATGCAAGTGGTATGTGGATCGTTTAATAAAGGAACTGCAATAATATGAAAAATGTAGCGATGTATTGTGGCAAGATTGCCATTGATTATGATCGTGATGAACAATTCTCGGGCCAAGCCCTGAAACTTCTCACGGACTATTACATGCTTCCCGGCGAGTCTAGCCCTCAAGAGGCTTTTGCTCGTGCGGCTTTAGCTTACTGTGGAGGAGATTATGCTTTTGGTCAGCGCATTTATGACTATTCTAGCAAGCGTTGGTTTATGTTTGCTTCTCCGGTACTGTCTAATGCACCCCTCGAAGGAGAGGGATGTACAGGTCTACCGATTAGTTGTTTTCTCACTTATGTTGGTGATACTCTGGACTCCCTTATTGCTCACAATGCTGAAACTGCATGGCTATCTGTCAAAGGAGGTGGAGTCGGTGGTCATTGGTCTGATGTACGAGGTATAAGTGATAAGGCTCCCGGCCCCATTCCTTTTATGAAAGTCGTTGATTCCGGCATGACAGCTTGGAAGCAGGGGCGTACACGCAAAGGCTCCTACGCCGCATACCTTGACGTGTCTCATCCTGACATTGTCGAGTTCATCAACTTTAAAGTACCAACAGGTGGCGATATCAACAGGAAATGTTTCAACCTGTTCAACGCTGTTAACATCACCGACGAATTTATGGAGGCGGTAGAAAATGGAACAGAATGGCAATTACGAGACCCTAATGACAAATCTGTCAGAGATTCAATCCCAGCTAGAAGCTTATGGGAAAGAATACTTGAAGCTCGGTTCAGAACTGGGTCACCTTACTTACACTTCATCGACGAATCCAATAGACGGTTACCAGATTCTCAACAAGCACTTGGACTCTCAGTTAAAGGGTCTAACCTATGCTCTGAAATCACTCTCCCTACATCTGAAAAACGTACGGCAGTATGCTGTCTCTCCAGCGTCAACCTCGAAAAGTACGACGAGTGGAAAGAATCAGGAATGGTTGGAGACTTGGTACGATTCTTGGACAACGTGCTTGAATTCTTTATTGAAAATGCACCAAGAGAACTTTCAAAAGCTGTATACTCAGCTAAACGAGAAAGATCAATTGGCTTAGGAGCAATGGGTTGGCATGGGTACTTGCAAACAAATAATATTCCGTGGGAAAGTCTTTCTGCAAAGTTTGCGAACCAACGTATCTTTGCCGATATCAAAGCACAAGCTGATGCGGAGAGTGTGCGTCTTGGGGCGGAGAAAGGTGAGGCACCTGACATGCGAGGCACGGGACGTCGTAACGCTCACCTTCTCGCTATCGCTCCAAATGCTAACTCTTCTATTATCTGTGGGTGCTCTGCTAGTGTGGAGCCTATTAAGTCTAATGCTTATACCCATCGCACTCGTGCAGGGGCTCATCTCGTCAAAAATCCAAAACTTGAGGAGGTCTTAGATGAAAAGGGGCATAATACCAACGACGTATGGAAGAAAATTGTCTCTTCTCAAGGCTCAGTTAAGCATCTGGAGTTCTTGTCGGATAATGAGAAAGACGTGTTTAAAACTGCGTATGAGATTGATCAGGGGTGGGTTGTTGAACACGCCGCCGATAGACAGCAGTACATCTGTCAAGCCCAGAGTGTTAACCTCTTCTTTCCAGCGGGCTCTCCTGCGTCGTACGTTAACTCCGTCCACATTAGGGCGTGGAAATCAAAACTTAAGTCGCTCTACTACCTCCGGACAGACGCTGGCATCGAGGCAGATAAGGTTGGCGTTGCGGTTGAAAGAGTTGCACTCCAAGATGCAGAAGAGTGTGTCTCATGTCAGGGCTAGTTCCTGATAACACATGCAATATATGCTCCTGTGAGTTCGACATAGAGTCAGAGGGAGGCGTTCAGGGGTTCATAGGTATCCTACCCTTTTCTCTCTGTCCGATGTGCTACAGCGGTCTTATGGATATGTATCAGAAATTGAGTGGCGATTTAAATGACAGTGAAGAAGTGCTTGACGATGACACCCCGGAGTCGTAACATGGATGTTGAGGAATAAATTTTCTCTCTTTGTTAGTTTGACACGCTAGCTTTTTCGGGCCCTTTGGGGCCTTTTTTTTCCACTACTAAAATAAAGGACGTACAATGTCTTTACTAGAAGAATCAAAAGTTTACAAGCCCTTCAAGTATCCGTGGGCTGTCGAATATGCAGTTTCCCACGAGAAAGTTCACTGGGGTGAATGGGAAGCAAAACTGCAAGAGGATGTAGCACAGTGGCAGGGCGGCAAGCTCAATGCTCAAGAGAAACATCATATTACTCAAATACTTAAACTGTTCACGCAGTCAGATGTACAGGTTGGTACAAACTATCTCGAGCACTACATCCCCAAGTTCAAGAACAATGAGATTCGTGCAATGCTTACGTCCTTTGCAAACCGAGAGTTTGTACACCAAAGAAGCTACGCACTGTTAAATGACACCCTCGGGTTACCCGAGTCAGAGTTTTCAGCTTTTCGCGAGTATCAGGCGATGGCTGACAAAGTCGATTATATGTCAGCTATTGATATGCACAGTATGTCTAGCATTGCAAAAGCAATTGCGCGTAGTGTGATGAATGAGGGTATGAGTCTTTTTAGTGCATTTGCAATGTTACTAAATTATCAGCGATTTGGTAAAATGAGAGGCATGTGTGAGATTGTTGAGTGGTCTATTCGCGATGAATCGATGCACTGCGAAGGTATGGTTAGATTGTTTAGGGAGTTTTGTGATGAACATCCGAGAATTGTTACAGACGATTTCAAAAAAGATATCTACGATATGTTCCGGGGTGCAGTTGCACTTGAAGACAAAGTTATCGATAATGCGTACGAAATGGGACATGTGGAAGGTGTCACGGCGGAAGAAATCAAACAATACATCCGATACCTAGCAGACCGCCGGTTAATTATGATCGGTTTAAAAGGTAACTGGAAGGTTAAAGAGAACCCGCTCCCGTGGCTCGATTGGATCATCAATGGGGCAAGTCACAAAAACTTTTTTGAGGGCACTGTGACGGACTACAATGCGAATGGTATGGTAGGTGAATGGGGATGGCCGGAGACCTCCGAAAAAGTGGAGGAAGCCGCATGACGGACAGGCAAGTTCAGATAATGCTAAATAGGCTAAAAATGCATGCGGATGCCGCGCGAACTAATCCTCTAATAGGTGATGCTGAATTGCTTGACTCAGCACGTAAAATGATTTACGATTTACGGAACAAATTGCGATTCAGAAAACCGTATGATTGAGATTACGCCAACTGACAATCAAATTAGTGAGGCTCGAAAGACTTCGAGCCAACTAATGAGCTTACAAGGAAGTATAACCCGAGGGGCAGGAAGCCCCGCAGGGGCTCTTGGTGAGATTATCGTACGAGATTATTTCGGATATATTCATACACCTAATCCTCATTACGACCTCTACACATCAGATGGGATCACCATCGACGTGAAAACAAAACGTTGCACCTCTAAACCGCGTCCGCATTACGAGTGTAGCATTGCGGCACATGGTACTAAACAACGATGCGATGAGTACATCTTTGTGCGTGTGTTAGATAGTTTGCAAACCGCGTGGATTGTTGGTAGGATGCCTAAAGATAAGTACTTTGCTAAAGCAGTTAAGCACAAAAAGGGCGACAGGGACGAGCGCAACAACTTTGTATTCAAAGCTGACTGTTATAATTTAGCTATAGAGGACTTATGGCAAACTCAAAGGCAAACTTGCTCAACTTTACCATCGACTTAAATCGAGATGGCAACCTTGAGTTTAATCTTGATTGTGTTGACACCATAGGAATGGAAAAAGTTCTTAGGCGATTGGGTGATCCAATGTATGGACCGCGCATAGGAAAAATCGTGCGTGATTATTTTCGTAACCTTCAAGAAGACATCGTAGAAAGGCGCAGTTAAATGTCGTACCTGATTTCTAACATCCCCTATTTTAAATGCTGGGTTCGCAAAGAGTTTACAGCCAATCACCAGCAGTATCACGGCGAGTATCTTCACGCGCTTGCTATTGCAGTGAACACAATACCCGACCGTTCCTTATCTTTTCAGGTTGTATTCACAGGATGTGAAGTTGATCTTGAGGACGACTTGGAAAACGTACACGGAGGTGCGATGTGGGCAAGGATGCCCATTCAAGCACTAGTTATGGACTTAGAACTGGATGAGTGGCCCGCACGGATGGAGGACCACCTCGCACAACCTTGGGACTGCGAGTCGCGTCACCATAGTGTTATCGTTATGGATCGTGTAAGTTCTAGTCCGTGGGTTGCGAAGATTGATGGAGAGTTTTATGGAGCACGATATTTATTTACGGTGGATTATACGGAGAATGATATTGCAGATTCACCTGACCAGCACAAACAGTCGCACGTTCTGTATCTTACCGAGGGAGATTGGGAAGGAAACATCGTAGCTCTTCCTAACAATCGTGTACGGGCTACAAGCCCTGCTTTGTGGAGAACAGGTGAGGGTGCACCAGACTTTGCTCCGAGTCAATGGACACACTCAGCAGAGGGACACAGCACCTACACTGATCCTCTTATTACCTTCGATAATCTGTACGCCTCCGAATAAAAAACCCCGGCGCAAGGCCGGGGAAACTGGCAGGTAGAATCATTCTTCTTGTTATTCAAAATTATGAGGCTTCCGAATTTTAATTTTATTAAAAGGTTTATTAGCCCCTTTTCTAAGCTCGTTAGATTTTTGACGATCTCGTATTGTTTTGTAGCCTGCCGCCGCCATTCCAAGACCAATAACAGCCGCCGCTCCCGCTACTCCTTGTTTTAGACCTTCAACGGTCTGCTCCAAGCTTTCTGCTTTACGCGGCTTTGCTCCCTTTGCATACCGTTCTTTTTCAGCCATAGCTACTTCTTCTTCTTCATCTTCATGCCGCCCTTGGTAGCCTTACCTCCACCCATCATCTTAGCACGGCCTTTGGTAGACTTACCGCCGTACATCATTTTAGATCTACCTTTGGTGGTCTTCCCGCCGTACATCATCTTGCCCTTACCGTCAGCGGCAAATGATGGCACCATCTTTCCGCCCTTTTCGACCATAGGCATCTTACCACCTGCGGCCATTTTTGCACGGCCCTTGGTAGCTTTACCGCCACCCATCATCTTGGATTTGCCCTTCGTTGTTTTACCACCATACATCATTGGTTTACGCGGCGGTGTGGTGTAGTTTTTCATGTAAAATGCTCCTGATATTTGTTAAGGTGATGATACGTCTAAGGACAGACTTTGCATCTGCTCCTTTTCTGTATTAGTCGTCGGTTGTTGTGGTCCCTGCTCTTGCTCGTCAATTTCAAATTGTTGTAGCGCCTGATTCTTAGCGAACTGAGAAATGAGTACCCGCACCCACTCAGTTTCTGTGGTAACTTTATAGTCATTCTCTTTGATCATCCGTAGAAGCTCTTTTCCTACTTTTGGATCAAACAGCATCATCTTTGTGAGTTCAAGGTTAGACAGTCGTGCATTTCTAATTGCCGCCTCTGAAATCAACCACCGCATTGATATTACGCCACGCATGTAGGACGTACCCCGCGATAAGAGTGATTCAGCAGAGAGCGGCAAAGCAACGCCGGTAACGTTGACTGCGCCTGTTTTTGGATCGACTACAAATAACTCTTGTCCAATAAACTTCAGATGCTCAAAAACTTCATCACCTAACAATGAACGAATTACTTTTTCTTGGCGCGATGTGGATACTCTATCTCCCTGAAGTCCAATCATCTCACGTAAAGCTCTTGAATCAATTTGTGTTTGTGCCTGAACAACGGACACAACTTCGCCAGTTTCATCGTTTAGTTCTTTAAACGCTCTTTGCCTTCCCTCGGTAGTCACACCACTAAAGAGGTAATCAATGACAGACTGACTCTTAACTCTGTCAAAAGCCTCGCCAGCAACTTCTTCTGAAACACCACGAGCCACTTGTTCAGCGATGTAATCAGAACGGAGTGTATTGATATTTGCTAGCCCGCCTGTTTCATCAGCAAGATTTAAAAACCCTTGACCTATATGCCCCTTACCTAATTTTTGGACAAGGGACTTACGAGCCGCAATTTCTTGTCCTTCTCTGGTAGCATAATCGTTCATGTTTTTTCGGACAGCCGTTGCTTCATCAGTAATCATGTTCTTAAGATCGATCAATGCATCGCGGAACCGTTTATCAACAGCCATTCCTGCATCAAAATCGATGGCGTTAACAACATCGGGATCAACGAGCGGCTGACCGTTGACATCTCGGAGAATGAAATTGCCGTTCTCATCGGTTCTTAGCAACATCTCAAGACGAGCACCCGTTGTTTCCGTAGTTCCAGAACGAAGTGCTCTCTCAATCTCTTGAGTTTTATCGGGACGAATTATTTGAGGAGGCAATAATGATCCCTTACCTCTTTGAATACCGAGCAAATGCTCCTGCAACACTTTACTTCCGGCAGTACGAGCCATTTCTTCACGAACATAGTTGGTAAAGAGTTCACGAATTGCCACGCCTTCTTCAGTAGTAACATCAATAGGTTTACCACCAGTTAACTCTTCAAGAGCCTTTTTTAATCCTTCACGTAAGTCGGCGGCGTTAGCGTCAGGCTTTACTCCGTAGTAGTTTAGGAACCTGTTAAATGATCCCGGCTTGAGTCTACGGTCATCATCTCCAGAGCGTATGATGGCCCTTACTTCAGGTGCCATCTCTCGGAAGGGAACGATGTAGTCATTCCGGTATCCGGCACGTACTTCTTCGTAGCTATCGCC